ATCACCACATGTAGTTCCACTTAATTTGTGCAAACGATGTGCTTCATCGTTCTTAACTGGAAAGCCGTGTGATTTGGCAATCTTTACCTGTTTGGCAATATGTGCATCGTCCTTTAGCAGTCGTTTGCTATGTTTAAACTTGTCTTGTTCAGTGCTCATTTGCTACCTCTTGTATATAGTATAGCTTACAATCGGAAGGCTGTCAAGTATTTTTTACAGCACAAATGACTATGGGTATCTTAATTTTTGGCAAAGAAAATGTTATTCCAAACAACTTTAAGAATAGGTCTAATAATTTTACCACTAGATTAACAAACTTTAATACTAAGTTCATTACAATGTTATTGATCCAAGACAATGTGTCCATTAACAACTTTTGAAGATCAATACACGGCTGTACAACTGTTGGATTAATTTCAGTAAAGACTTCTGGCTTGCCAATAATAGGAATCTTAAATTGTTTGAAAGCTTCTACCATTTGGGCACAGGTAGGAGTTTTTACATTGAATATTTTTTGAGCAAGTTCTCTAAGCCACTTTTCAATGTCTTCCAGTGTTGGAATTTTTGCAAGATACATCAGAATAGCTTTTAATGCTTCATCGACAAGTTTTTCCCAAACAATTGAAAATTTAAGTGTATAAGGAGGAGTGGCCAAATCATAGAGTTTCAATCCTAGTTGGATTAACTCAATGACTTTCTTTATTGTATTAAACAAAAATCCCCACAGGCTGTTTATTATTTTATCAACAATCATTTCTAATTCATGTTGAGGATCAACAAACCCTTCCATGAACGGATATGGTATTCTTAAAAATTCTAATATTTTAATCAGCTTGGCTTTTGAATTATTGTACAACTCGGTTATCTTTGCTATCAACCTATCTCGAAAATCCGATGCAAACAAATCTGTTAAATGCAGATCTAATACAGGTATTTTTAGATCTAATATACCTAAGCCAAATTTCTTCAGAGCTTCATAAATCTTGTATAGAAAATCCCATATAGGTTTCAAAATAGACTGCATTAAATAATTATAGAGTCTCGACAAGGCATTTTTAATATCCGTGATAGGATTTATAATTCCGAGGGTTAAGCACTCCAAGCCCAACAATGGTATACTAACACTGACCACCGACAACTTAGGATCCTTTGGATATGCAGCCTGGATAGAGTCATACAGAGACTGCATGGTAAATCCATTCTTAAGATCAATTTCTATATTGACCGGGATTCTCTCGTGTTTGTCGATGGTAAACATTTTAGGCTAATGCAATACCTGTTGTGCCTTGCACATATTGATCGGCTGCACTCTTTTCAGCCATAACCATAACAATGATATGGATGTGTTTAATAAACACTGTATCACTGCCGCCTAAGAACATGAAAGGCATCATGCCAAGTCCATCGTTGCCAATGGTCACGCTCTTAGGTCTATCTAGCCTAACATGCTCAGAAGTTTCATCATCAAGACGTGCAATAATCTCTTCTCCGGAGATTAATTTAATACTTACTATATCGCCAGTTGCGGCGGGCTTTTGAATTAACATTTTATTCCTCGTTTTCTTTTTTAGGTATTTCGCACAATGCCTCGAGCGTTTTGTAATGCTCGTAGGCTTTTTTAAGAGCTGCGAAGTGCTCTAGTTTTGCGGGATCAGGCACAAGTATAGAAAGCCGTTTTGAAATAGTTTCCATAAACTCTGAGATATTCCGGCCGTTTATCATAACCTTGCCCTCAAACTCTGCGTCGCCGTTGACTTTTAACCCCGGACTTGGAGTGATGTTTCCCATACCCCACGGAGTTGTATTGTTAGTGGTCCATACAGGAGAAGCACCGGTACCACTGTTGGTTAAGTATTGTCCACTAGTACCATTCATTCCGATAGTGGTATATATACTTGCAGAAGAACCAAGAGCACTAGTTATATTATAACTGTATGCAGATGTGTCTATGAGAACATCGCCTGCACCACTGTCGATTGTAATTGTATCCTCATCAGCCATTTAATCTAGCCTTGAGTTCAGTAAATCCACCAACTAGTTCGTTGTCAATAAAAATTTGAGGAACAGTACGGGCAGTAGGCACAGCTTCTAATAACTCTTCTTTAGTATAGCCATCGCCAATTTTACGTTCTTCGAACGAGATACCTTTTTGGGTTAACAATGCTTTGGCTTGATCGCAATAGGGGCAGTGGTACTTTGACCACACAATTGCTGTTGTCATTTTACTTCCTTATAGTTCTGGTAATTCTTCGTGGCTAACTGAATCGCTCATTACCCCAATAACGTAATTAGTAGATTCATTTTCTTGTAGAGCAGTTTGTTTCTTATTGATGTTAACGTGTTTGTTAAACCAAGGGATCGGGCTCGACCTTGGATGTTCCTCGGCATACTTAATGCCAATATCTTTCAATCGATTAAATGCTGTGTAGTCTACAAAATCTTTTAAAATTGCTGCATTAAGTCCGATTACTACACCTTTGCTAAACAAATAGTCTGCCCAGTCCTTTTCTTCACGAATAACTTCCATATACATAGCATATACTTCTTCTCGGCATTCTTCAACTAAATTGGCAAAGTCCGGATCATCTTTTACTACGTTGTTGATGATCCAAGCGGTCCACTCAGCGTGTAGGATTTCGTCCTGTAGGATCAGGCTGATGATGTTGCCATTGCCAATGTAGATGCGATTTTCAACCATGGCTAGTGAGGTAGCAAATGAAACCATGAAGCGGAACGCTTCCAATGCATAGCTCGCGTGTAGTGCCAACCAAATCGCTTTCTTGTGCTCGTGTGTAGTAATTTCTTCGCCAAGTTCTTTACGGCAATTAAGAACGTGTAGGTCTTCATAGTAACGACCAATATTGGCCGCCATGTTAACGATTTCGGCAGTGTCATGAATTTTATTAAATTCTTCCTTGGGTACTCCGTAGACGTTGCGAATAATGTGACTGTAACTCTTTGAGTGTATGTTAGTTTCAAAGAAACTCCAGTTACTGACTAACGCTTCTAGTTCTGGCAGGCTGATAACAGGCTGGAACACTTGACTAGGAGCTCGGCCTTGGATACTGTCCAATGCTGTCTGTCTTAATAGATTACTAGTGAATATATGTTTGATTGCATCGCTAGAATCTTTATGATCCATTTTGTCTTTGGTAAGACTGATTTCTTCCGGTACCCAGAAGAATCCACGAGCAAGTTCTTCAAACTTAGCAATTTTGGGATACTTGACTTCTTCAAATCGTTGTACTGTAACTGGACCGGCTGGGTCCAGAAACATTGTGCGTTTGAGATAGTTGGTTTGTTTTGTTAAATTGTATTGTGCTTTTGACATATTAACCTCTTACTTCTTGCCAGTCTTCTAACTCATTTGACCATGTATATGCTTTTCCATCAGTCGGAGCAGCAGTCGGCGGCTCCCATCCGCAGATCGTTTCATTAAAGATCCAACCATTGGGATGATATAGTTGTTTAGCCTGTTCAATTCTAGCAACACGTTCTTCCGAAGTATAACCTATTTCGTGATGTACATCACGAACTATGTCATCGTGCTGGAGTTGATACATAGATTCAATTCTAGCATAAGGGCCCACAATCGGAGCAGGAATCCTTTCAAACTCTTTTAATGTATTTGGAAGATTAGCAGGATCGAATTGTGGATTAGCTTGGCGTAAATTTTCTTCTAAAATTGGATGATCTACAACCTTACCATCAATATATTTTATATATAATTTCATGTTATCTCTTTATAATTTAATACTTACCACTTGCGAGTACTATTTTGCAAATGTGTTCTAATCTTTCTATGTGCTCATAGGCACGCCACGGGCTTGTATCGACGGCAACAACACCGTGGCCTTTGATGCCTACAATGTCATATGCAATATTACCATTATTGTCTAATTGTAACATCTTATGACACTGGTCCGCAAGCTCTTGACTAATTGGGGCAACATCTCCTACATTAGGTGCTATTTTAGTGTAGCGGCTGAGTTCTGGAAACCATTCAGCAAGACCACTTAACTCAATACCGGCATGCATGGCCGCAATACAGTAGGTAGGATGTACATGAACTACTACGCGAACATCGCCACTATGTTGGCCCATTTCTTTTTGTAGTCCAAAGTGTAATGGCAGCTCACCGCTAGGCTTTAGGTTGGCACTGATTTCAGTGTACTCTAATTCTTTGCTTACATGATATATTCGTGGGGGCTGATCATAGTAGCCCTTTTCAATACCAATCTTCTTAAACTGATCAGGTTGTAGGGTTTGTTTACGCACACCGCTGGGTGTAATATAAAAGTGATCACGGTCATGATGTCGTATTGAAACATTACCATCACGACTGGTAATCCAATTACGCTTGTAGGCGTCTTCTAGTACTTCACAAATAGTTTCTAACATTATAGTTTGCAGGCCATGCAATCCTCTTCGTCATCGTATATTGTAACAGGTTCTACACTTACTAATTTATCAGTTTGAGTAGTTAACACATTCTTACTACCCACTTTATCAATCAAACTATAATACACAGTTTTTATTCCCCATTTATAAGCTAACATTAAATTCTTAGCAATTAGAGTACCTGGAACTTTTCCGTCCTTAAAATGCTTTGGTGAATAGAATGTATTTGTGCTTATACTTTGATCAATATATGCGGCAAGAACAGCACTGGTCTTTAAGTAATCTACACAGTCAGTTTGATCCCACATTAACTGATAACGATTCTTCAAGCGTCTGTACTCGGGTACTACCTGTACAAACGATCCAGCCTTTGATTCCTTCACAGAAATCATTTCCATCGGCATTTCAATTCCATTGGTGGAGTTTAGAACAACTGAGCTGGATTCTACTGGAGCAATTGCCATTAATGTGGCATTTCTAATTCCGTATTGTTTCATACGAGCACGTAGGGGCTCCCAATCCATGCTAGGAGTGAAGTCTGTTAATTCATTGACTCCTACCTTACGTCTTTCCCAAGGAAATACTCCATTACCGTAGTAAGTGTATTGGCTACGCAGACATGGACCACGTTCTTGAGCAAGCTCGACACTGGTTTCAGTAAGGTAGTATGCTTGGTGTTCCATCCACCGTTTGACTTCAGCCAATGCTTCCGGAGTTCCGTACTTGTAACTCTTACGTGCATGCCAGTAGGCTAAATTAGTGATGCCCACCCCCAGCGGTTCAAAATCTTGATTAGCCAATTTACTTTGGATACTCAAGAAGTCTTGATACTGTAATAGATTACTTAGACTACGTACCAATACACGACATGCCTTACGCATTTCCTGCGGATTGCGGAACGCACCCCAGTTTATACTGCCAAGAGTGCAAAGAGCAATTCGTCCCTCTGGATCTTCAATTCTCTGGAAAGGGCGGGTGGGTAAAAGTATCTCTTGGCATA